CTCCACGAATAATGGCGTGTATCTAGTCGGATCGACGATGCGCGCTACATAGCGCATCGTCGCATTTGGGAGGTTAGTAAGAATCACGTCGCCTTCTCTTTGAAATGGCTGCTTATTGTCATCGTCGCCGGTGCCGGTTGGATAGTCTGCATCGGCAGGATAGATACTCAAAGGCTTGATCATGTCGCCAGGTATGGCGTACTGATACAACCATGCCGTGGTCGTTGGTGTCGTGAGCTGTGCGAGGCTTGCCCGTTTAGTGGCAAAACCCCATGCGTGCATTTCTAAGGTTGCGTCACGGCAGATAGCATAGAAGCGCGCGCAGTGTTGTGCTTGCGCAGTACCATCGGGCGGACTGATTGCTTGCACATTGGCTTCGTCGCCGAGATGGCCTAGTGATAGATTGCATATATCGATTTCGGAAGCCATGTGAAGTCCTTAGTTAACGACAAAATAATCGAAGTTGACTTGAGCCGTTGATACGGCATTGCCTGTGACCGTGAATGACCCGGCTGCAACTACGCATGTTAATAACTGTGTGCAAGTTGCATCGGCGGTTCGCATTTGACAGAACACACTAGAAGTCGCTGTCACTAACGAATTGGTGACGACGATTTGGGATTGACCTGCGGCGATTGCGACCTTGCCTCGAGGCGAGTTGTTCGTCACGTTGCCCGGTGTTCCCGAGCTATCTGTATATACCGCTTGCATGTTGCTGGTTTTAACTACGGCTGGGGTTGTCACTCCGATAGATGCACCATTGATGGTACCGCCAGTGATTGCGATTGCTGCCTGATTAGGCACAGTGTTCTCTTGCCCCCCTAATCCAAGCATACCGATCCAGTTGCCGATCGCATCGTATAAACGGTTGCCTACTACTTTGTTGGTTGTTGCCATGATAGAAATTCCTTGTTAATAAAAAGGGCGCACGGAGCGCCCTTTTAGTGTTACTTAATTAAGAGCGAACCCTTAAACCAGTGATTCGTCACCGCCGCCTGTGTCTGCGGCTGGATCACCTTCATCGGCGGGGACGCTTTTTACTTCTTTCTCAGTTTTGGCCAACATTAAATTGTCGGCTAAAACCATTGCTTTGCCGCCAACTTTAGGGAAGGTCGTCTCGAATGTTTCGCCAGCTTTTACCAGGCGGCATTCATGAGAAAGCCAAGTGTCGCGTACTGCTGTGTATTTAGGCATCGCCTACTCCTATGCTACTGTGAAGCCACTTGGGTAGTTTTTATTTACCGAAATGTCTGAATCAGTGATGAAAGCCGAGAATGATCCGGCAGTTAATGGGCCTGTAGCAACTGTGTATTGCGCGCCTAAATACCGCTGGCCAATAGGCAAGGCATTTAGAACTTGTGAGTTGATACAAAGAACAATCGGCTTGCGACCAATGGTTAAATCCGTTTTAGGGATCGCATCGGTTTGGCTGATAATTGCCGGGGATGTTAATGCTGCTGCGGCTGAACTGATCACTTGAAAAGTGACAGTGGCAGCACCCGCAGCGGTTGCTGCAACATCAACAGTAAAGACAACATATAAATCGCTGCCTGCACCCACGTCTCGGTTAGTACCCAAGTCGATTGTGTTAGTTGATACTGCGGAAGCAGTTACCGCTTGCGCGACACTGAGTTGTAATAGTGCGTCTGTAATCACGATAAAACTCCTTAATTAAGAGACAAGAGTTTCAGCGATACCCAACGCGTCTACGCCGCGGACTGGAATACCCATGAAAGTCAATTGGTTGATTTGTTGACCGAACTGCGTCAACGCCTGGTTGATGCCTAGCGCATTGCTTGATTTCTCGAGCGCTTGGATCATCAAGCCTTCTTGAATCGAACGGTTGGCATAGAAGCCTGCGCGACCCATGTTCATGTTAGGAATACGAGCAATTGCACGCATCATTAACTTGATCACGTTGGTGGCTGCTGTCGCTGCTTGCGTACCTGTTACACCTACCCAGTCAGAAACGTCGATGTTGGCAATACGCACAACATAACGCCAGTCTTTAACTACTAAGCCCGCATCCCATTGGAATAATGTTTCTTCCGCTTGGTACGCATAGCCGTTGGCGTCATACATTTTTTGCTCGCCCAAGTCACGTGCTTGCAAGCCTGCTTGTGAGCCTTTAGGGAATGTACAGAAAACAGTTTGCTCGCCCCAAACTACTAAGTAGATCGAAGCATTATCTGAACCTACGCCACCAGCTAAGATCACGTTGCCGCCGTTACCTGCGGTTGTTGAACTGTAGCGAGTTGCCAAGCCAGAGAATGTTTTCAGGTCAATACCCACGTTACCGTTGAACAATTTGTTGGTGAACTCTTGAGACATTGCCTCAATGAATGCTGAGTCTTCGCTCAAACGGAATGCAGCTGAGTTGTCTTCTAAAGTTAACAACTTCTTATCGATCGGTGAACGTGCTTCCATCATCGCGCAAGGCTCTACAATTTGAGCAGTGGTTGATTTACTGTTTGGCACGCCCTGGTTGTAACTGCGCCAGTAAACTGGTGGCAAGCCGGTACGGATTGTCGCTAAGTGTGATGTAGCTTGGTTAGCTTCGCGGAATACCACGTCTTCCAATACATCATTTTGTTGTGAAAGTAACTCTGCGATCGGGTCAATCTTGCCGTCCGCATTAGTACGTTTTGAGTAGTCGGCAAGCGTAAGCTGACCGGTTGATAATACTGCCATGGTGTGGCTCCTTTAATTCATTAAGGGTTCATGTTAGGGTACATGCGCTTGGCAATTGGGTCGGGGTTTACGGCTTGCGGGGTATGCGTACCGCGCATGACTAGCTTGTCTTCCCCTACTGCTTTGCCTACATTCACAAAAGCCCGAATTACTTCAGGATGGTTGCCAAACCCCGTGGTGCGCAAAAGTGTTTTCAACTCAGGGGTACCGAAAGCGTCTAGCGCTTTGTTGGCGACCGCCAAGTTTTGATCAAACTGTCCGCCGCCGAACTCTTTGTCGGCTTTAGATTGATTGACCCACTCTGCCTGCGTAGTACGGTATGCTTCCGCTTGCTTCTCTTGTGCTTTTAAACTGAGGTCAAGCAATCCTTGCGCCTCTTCTTTTGTTAAATTCTTTGCTTTCGCGAACTCTTTGAACTGTCCGCCTAGCTCTTCGTCTAGGGTGAAGCCTTCAGGCATCGTAAAGTCATAGTCCACCTCTACTGGTGCTGCCGGATCAGCCGCAGGATCAACGGCTGGGTCTGCGGCCGGATCAGTTGCTGCGGCAGCTGGTGTACCTAGTGCTGGGTCAGTTGCAGGGTCTGCGGCTGGTGCTGCTACTGGGTCAACTACTGCCGGAGCTGCGACTGGGTCTGCCGCTGGTGCGGCGGGTGCTGGGGTTGGAGTTGCTACTGGATCAGCCATCTAGTTACTACCTTTCATTGTCTCTACCCATTTCTCAGGGCAGATCGCTAATATTTCATCGTTTACGAAAAGCCCTACATTGCGGCGCCCTTCGTTAAATGCCGTGCAATGGGTGTTTTCTCCGGCATAAGAGAGCTGGTAGATACCTGCTTGCTCTAATACTCGGCGCATTACGCGACGCCCTCTGCTGTCTGACATTACCCATTGGAAGTCTTCGATCTCCGCTTGGCGTTGCTCTTTAACTTGTTTGCGTTGGGCGTCATTCATGTTGGCAATCTACTCTTGATTTTTTAAAGCATCCGACCGCTACGCCGGTGATCCGCTTGAGTACCCTGAAAACTGACGCATGATGTCGGCTAGACCATTGTTGCCTTGTGTACCGATACCAGACAATGTCGCGGCAGTCTTCGCCATTTCAGGTGCTTGCGCTGCGGCTTGTTGTGCTTGTTGTTGCTCCATGCGGCTCTTACGGATGAAGGCCACTTTGTCATCGGCTACTAAGAATTGCGGATCAATGCCTAGCATGTCGCCATAGCCATCGAGCACTTGATCCGTGTCGACCTTGTCCCATACACTTGGGTCTTGTTTCGCCTGGGCGAGTTGGCCAACTGTCATGAGTAAGCGATCAACGGATGCCAGACCTACGGCACGTTGCGCTTGGGCTAGGGTAGACACAAACTCGACTTTCAAGTCCATGCCTTCAAGCTCTTTCGGTGGGGTTGGCATGATGCCGGAAGTCACCATATTGGTGAATGTCAGGTCGATCATTGGTGAGAGCATTTCGTTATGCAAACGCTCAAGCACTGGTCCGAGCATGAGTAGTTTTTCTTCGTGACGTTCTGCCACTTCCGTTGCAGTGATCCCGCTGCGGGTATCGTTGGCCAGCATCAAGAACAGATCGGAATAGAATGCTTTGCGAATACGGCCGCGCACGTCTTCCATGTCTAATAGCAAGTGTTGAAGGTTAAGTTGCACTTCATAAGCGGTGCGAATAGCTGTGTTTGGGTTTGCCATGTCGATGTAAGTAATCCCACCAGGTAACAGATCGTTCTCGCGGCCTTTCATCGAGCTAGGCATTTGAACAGGTGGTCGCGTTTGATAATCAATCGCTGTGCCCTTGCTCAATTGTTCGTGTTGCAATTGGATCACATCGCCCAGTGCACGCATGCCGGGGCCGTGGCCATAAATGTCGCCGCCTCGCACTGCCCAGCGCGGGGTTAGTAAAGGGAAGTCATCGAAGCCGCTCTCGCGTAGCGGCTTGGTTGGGTCTCCGCCTGCTTCGAAGTAGCACGATTTGAAAGCTTTGTTCATGCCGTCGCGTTTGCCGTACTCGCGTTCGTTGTCCAGGCGTGGTTCAACGCAGTGCATGACTGTTACCCACTGATCAAGGTTGTTACGTGACCATTGGTTCTTGATACTTTGGCTCACGTTATCAAGCCCGAACTCTGCGACCACTTGCGCGACGGTCATCGGTATCTCACGATAGACTGTGTCCACTTCGTTGCGGCTATCAGTGCTGATGGCATACTCGCCCGCCGTCATGGGGTATAAGCGGATCACGTCTTTGAAGTCAGGGCGCACGAATGCAGCTGCAGTACCAAAGCCGCCCAGCTCTTCATAGAGCGTATGCAGTGAACGGTAAGAATTGGAGCGTGCGAATATCTCACGCATGATTTTAGAGCACTTGAAAAGCCATTGTTTGACCGGGTCAAACTGCATGAGGTCTTCGTCTGGTATGCCGAGACGGAACCAAGGGCGGGCGGGGCTGGTCATGCCTGCCATCAAGCCTGCGCCTAGAATGTCCAAGGCTTCTGTGCCAGTTGAATCTAGGATATTGGTGTTGCGTCGTCCGCCTTTATTGCGGTCGCCTTCGAAGTAACGCCCGCTACGAGGTAGCAGGTTGTCTGATATGTCTTTGTAGTCTGCAATCCATGATGATCGCTCATTCCAAAGCGCTTGTTTACGGCGTTTGTAGCGTGTGACTGGCAATTCGTTTGATGCGGTTGGTGTTGGGTTT